GCCATTGTCGGGGAGGGTGCAACAGGTGGCCAAGCGCTTAAAGTGCAAAGCCTGGAAAATACTCTAAAACTTCTCACGTACAGGGCATCTGACCTTGCACTTTGGCAGAGGATGGCGAAGAAAACCGCCTTCTCGACTGTCGAGGAGTACAGCCGATTGGACAAGCTGGCGATCGAGATGCCAGCGTTCGTCGGTGAGAACCCGGACCAGGCCGTAGCCGCCGAGCAGTGGGTCGAGCAGGACCAGAGCTACAGCCGACAGGTCGCGACCGTGCGGTTCATGGCCATCAAGAAGGCCGTCACCCTGGCCGCGACGTTCGTGCGGAACATCGTCCAGGACATCGAGGCGCACCAGACACAGATAGGAACCCTGGAGCTCTTGGGACGCGTCGAGGCCGGCATGTTCTACTCGGACAACCGGACAAACTTGCTCGCCTGGGATGGCTACCCTGCGTTGATGGAGAAGTTCACAGGCGTTGTGCCGTACACGGGCACGTACAACACCGTAGCGTACACCGGTGCGGCGTGGCCCAGCGGCGACTTCAAGGACATCATCATCGACTGCGAGGGCAACCCGCTTTCGGAGGAGTACCTGGAGCTCGGTCAGCAGATCACGAGGACGCACTTCGGAAAGCTGGACGTGCTCTACATGAGCCCGAGGGCGAAGTCCGATCTCGCCAAGCAGTTGTTTCCTGCCCAGCGCCAGAACATGCCGCCGACCCCGGACGGCCGCTGGGGGATCAACTTCAACTTCTACATGGGGTCCAATGGAGAGAGCGAACTGCTTTCGGACGTGTTCATTGGACTGCGCAGACCGAAGGCTGCCGGCGACACCGGTGCTCCGAGCGCTCCGGCGAACGGCAGCAACATCACGATCGCAGCAGCCTCGCAGCCGAGCTCCAAGATGGAGATCGACACGTACTACTACTACCTGTCGAGCATCGACAGGCAGGGCCGGGAGTCGGCCACCACAATGAAATTCGTTGCGGTGACAGCAACCGGCTATAAGGTGACCTTGAGCATCCTGACTGGATCTTGGCAGACCGGGGCCATTCAGGCCCGGGTTTACAGGAGCAAGGGCGTTGACGATATAACCAAGGCGTCGCTGATCGCCACCCTGCCCAAGCCTGACGCCAGCGGCACGATCGCCTACGTGGACGAGAACCAATCGAGAGAGAATTGCTCGATCGCGATGGGGTTCACGTGGGACTCCGATCAGGTAGTCGCGTTCAAGCAACTCGCACCACTGATGAAGCTCCCCTTGGCGATCGTCAGCACGGCCAAGCCCTTCTTGATATTACTGTACGGCACACCAGTCCTGTACGCGCCGAGCAAATGTATCAGCTTCCGAAATGTCGGAATGCTGACATAGCGTTACGGGGCTGACATAGCCCGCAGTGCATAAGAGGCTCATGCCTGGGCAGGCGAGCAGGGCTCCCTGCCCAGGCATCTGGAGAGAGGAATAAGCAATGAGCGTACGCGCGACGATCGACAGATATGTGTTCGGGATGCGCGAGAGGAAGGTGCCGATTGAGGCCCTCAAGGGCGTCTATCCGATCCACAAGCAGTCCTGGGCAGCGCCCTTGGCGGCCGACGACGATTACTTCGTCACAACGACTGCCTTGCCAGCTTCTGCCGCCGACTGGGTGCTTGGAACGCCCGCCGGCTTCGTAAAGGACGCGCCGGACTTTCCACGCAACGTCGTGGCGGTCTGCAGCGGTAGCCAGTCGGGGAACCTCGTCGCTTACGGCTGGGACATCAAGGGCCGCTACGTGTCGGAGACGATAGCCCTCAACGGGGCCACGCCGGTCGCCGGCAAGGTCGCCTTTGCATCCTACCAGAAGTTCCGTGTGCCGGCCAAGGCAGATTCCGAGACAATCAAGATCGGCACTGGCATAGTCATGGGTCTGGACCGGCCACTAGGCGCAGACACGATCCTGTTCGGCACCGCCGACGGAGTTCAGATGACTAACGCCACCCGGGGTACGGTTGTGCTTGCCAGCCAGGCCGCAAATGCCGACAGGAACGGCACCTGGGCGCCACACACCAATTACGCGGCGGACGGGTCAAAGATCCTGGTCGTCTACTACATCCCGAGCGACATGGTGGTGGTGGAGTAGGCTGCATCAACGCAGCGTCTCGCCTACCGACCGCTAAGGAGTGAGGATTATGCGCTACCAGATACACGTCGATGGGTTATCCGGCGAGGTCGACACCTCGTATGGCGCTGTCCTGTTCGACGAGAACGGGGACGGGATCTGCACGCTGGAGCAGACCTGGGCCTTCGCCGGCGATCGGGGTTTCTGTGTTCAACTGCTGCCGGGGCAACCCCCGACAGTCGGGGCTGCGGTCGAGGATGTTGGCGGCGCTGACCTCGTAGTCGAGACCATTCCAGTGGAGACAGAGGCCATAGCGATCCCAGACCCGACTGCAGAAGAGCCGATTGCTGCCACTGGGCCTACAGGGGCAGAGGACATATCGGGGGTCGAAGAGGGCAACGTATCTGTGACGATGGCGGCGACCATCCCCCTTGAGAGTAACTCGACGGTTCTGCCAGAGCCGACAGAGGCACCCGAACCCGGCAACGAGCCGGACGCTGAGGCCGAGGGCACAACCCCGGGCGTTGTGGGGAGCACGTATGCCGACCTACGAGCAATGGCGAAGGCACGCGGGATCAAGTACGTCGGGGTGACGAAGGCCGATCTGATCGCGGCGCTCCAGCCCGCTGAAACACCGGTGTAGCACCGGCAGGGGCCGCGCAAAACGGAAACTAGCAGGCCGACGGCGGAGTCTCCGTACTCGGCCATCGGCCTTCTTTGTGACCGGTACAGGGACATGCCAAATATACGAGCACAGCGGGGGTTGGTCTAATGCCGACCTTATTGAGGAGAGTGGTGCCGTGCGTACTGCACGATTGCCCGACAACTCTTGCAGCGGGATTCATTCCGGTCCCTGCCCGGCAGGTGGCCTCGACCGAACTCCGACCGAGGTTTGATGGAATGGCAACGCGAGCACTCTTTGTGTGTCTCGGAGCGAAACCCTCCGATGTGATTGCGGAGGTGGGCATGGATGCCCGGGTAAAGTGCGAGATTCCCGATGTCATTGTTGAGTCTGTCGCCGTCAATATGATGGACAATCTCAAACCGGCCCAGCCGTCGCCCAAGGTGCTCCTCCATCACGAGTCGGTGTACAAGAACTTGACCGCGACCAAAGACAGTGATGCGCCGGTATCCCCGGACATCAATGCCGCCGCCCTTGTATGTTCGACTGGCCCGGCCCCTTCTAACTCGACCGCAACACTGGCGAGAGCAGAAGATAGTCTTGCGTTCCCGAGTTTGAAACGTTTTCTGGCAGCTAGGGCACTCCTTCGTTATCATAGCGGCCCCCCCTCCGTAAGGGATAGATGCAGTGTACCATCAAACACGGTCTATGTCAATACCCATCTTGCTGCCGCACACTGGGGTCTGCGCCCATGACGTACTACCTCTCAGACACTGATATGGTGGCCCTCACCCTGGAGCAGTTGGCGACCTCCGACCCCGGCGGTGCGCCGGAGGCGGCGCAGGGTTGGACGGTTGATAAGAAGGTTTCCCTGGCCTCACCCTACAAGCCGGACACGACTCAGGCCGCTACGACCTTCGTTACCGAACCGAGCGCGTTCAGTGCACTTGGCTATCGGACAGTGGGGGCACTCTCCGGCAATTTCGCCGCTGGCAACTGGGTATTGTCGGTAAAAGTCAAATCCGATGCCGTCTCGTACGCCTACAGAGGGTACGTCAAGTTCCGACTCTGGCGCAGCACGGCTGCAAATGGGTCAGGTGCTACCCAGATAACTCCGGGCTGGCAGGCATCTACAGAAGTGGTCTTTACGGCTATTAACCAGTACCAGACAAAGACTATCACATGGGCCGGTGGAGCCTTCACTCTCTCGAACGAGTACCTGTTCCTTGAGATCGAGTGGTACTGCACGGTAGCCGGTGCATCTACCACTAATAAGGTTTACTGGGTACACAACGAGGGAGCGGCGGAGCAACTTGTTACTCCGGCCCTGGGACAGAGTTACAGCCGCTCGGCCTCGGCGGGGATAGGGGTAGTTGCTGTTGCCACACGGCAGGTGGCTTATGGACGTGCGGCAAGCGCTTCAGTCAGCTCCGCGGCTTCGTCGGGCAGAGGTGCCGTTCTGGCAAGATCGGGGGGCGCATCGCTCTCAGTCGGTGCTGCAGCGAACAGGGTTCTTGGCAAAGTGAGATCAGCGGCGGCGGGCATTGGTGTAGTAGCAACGGCGGTGAGGGCAGTTGCTTTCGGGAGAAGTGGATCGGCGGGGATAGGGGTCTCACCTTCGGTAGCCAGGGCTTTTAGCGGCTTTCGGTCGGCATCAGCAAGTGTAAGTGTGGCCGGAACTGCATCAAGAAGGTTCTCAGGAATTAGGCTGGCTACGGCCTCGATATCCGTAGCGGCGTCAGCGGCCAGAATCTACGGCGCAGTCAGAGAAGCCGCAGCGTCCATTTCCGTTGACGCGATTGCGGAGGCTATCAAGAGCGGCGGGCAGGCATTCTTCAGGACAGCAGAGGCCGCCATATCGGTGATTGCAACCGCCACAAGGCAGGTCAGTCTGAATAGGTCGGCGGCGGCCTTGGTCTCAGTCGGTGCGGGGGCAGATAGGATTATCGGCAGGATCAGATGGGCGGCGGCCAACATTAGTGTGGCAGGGTCGGCAACGAAGGTGGTCAGGTTCGGGAGGAGCGCTTCCGCGGGCATAGGCGTCTCGGCGTTAGGGACAAGAGCCGTCGGCGCAGTTCGTTCGGCGTCGGCGAGTCTGAATGTGGGTGGAATCGCAGTACGAGTATTTGCCGGCAGGAGGCCCGCAGCAGCCAGTGTTGCTGTGTCGGCGTCGGCATCACGAGCGTTCTCGGCATTCAGGGGGGCCGCAGCAACAATCCTTGTGGGTGCTGTGGCCTTGGCCTACAAGGGCGGAACCGGAGTCGCCGTACAGCTCCACATGGGCCTAGACAAACTACGGAACCTATTTGGAGGGATATGATGATTAAGACTAGCAGAGAAGCTGAGGCACGAATATGTGTTCGTGGCTCTGTCCTGGTCGAGCACAGGAACAAAGAGGGCAAACTGCTCTTTCGTAAGCGGTTTGAGAACATGGTCATGCTCCAGGGCCTGACCTGGATGCGGGCGCGCGCAGGCAATGGCACCGTAGACCCAGCAAACTACATCGGCCTGTCCTCAAACGCGAGCGCGCCTGCCAACACAGCGACCGATCTACTCGCAACGGTCTTTACTGATGATGGGCTTGCGCGGGCGTTGGGAACTTATGGCGTAAGTGGAGACTACGCTTTCACGATCTATAAACTCTTCACGAAGGGCGCGGCGGCAGACAAGACGGTTGGGAGCCTTGGACTCTACTACGCCGCCAGCACGCCAAACAACCTGTTTGCCGGCGTCGTTTGCACGCCGTCCGCCATTCTGACAAACGGAGATACCCTGGGGATTACATGGACCGTGACGATGGCGGCTACATAGAGGACTGAGATGCCCGAAGCCTATCTGAATCAGGCAAGATGGCTCTCAATCCTCGTCACGGACAAGGATGACGTGGGCATAACCGGGCTCGCGTACACCGATGTGGCGCTGTATTACCAGAAGAGCGATGGGAGCGTTACTGAACTTGCGCTCAGCGTTCAGACTTGGCGGGAGGCTGGCCGCGGCCTTTACGATGCGTACTTCCCCGCTGGCGCGTTCGACACGCTTGGCGGGTTCGTCTGGTGGTGCGTTGCCGCTGGCGCGATCGACTACAGGGCAACTGTTGACGTGATGGTGCCAATTGCAGGGGCCGGATCGGCACAGAGGAGCATCGCGCTTCGTTGCGGTGGCAATCCGGTCGTTGGTGCGGAAGTGTGGCTCACAACCGACCCTGGAGGTGGCAACGTGATTGCAGGCACAGAGACGACCAACGACGCAGGCGAGGTCGTCTTCCTAGTCGATGTTGGGCTGACCTATTACGTTTGGTGCAAGAGCGCAGAGGCTCGATTTTCAAACCCAACACCGTGGCAGGTGACGTAGTATGGCCGATCTGACGATACAGGGCACGCCGATCAGCGGGGCAGTTCCGCCGATAGCGCCAGAACTGGTCGCGATAGACGACGTCAAAGCCGAGCTCGTTATGAACACGACGAACGAACTCACGCCCTTCATGGCGGCGATCGGCAACCAGACGCAGCAGGAGGAGGCGATTCAGAACGCCATCAACTGGAGCGTTTCCAGGGCTGAGCGCGAACTCAAAAGCGACCTCCGGAAGAAGGTCATCAGGTGCTATCCTGCGGCGAATCTGGTGAAGGGCGTGGATTACGACGTCGAGGAGGATCCGTACGACTTCTTCCATACCGATTATCAGAGCTTCGGGTACATGGTGCTCCGCCACCGCCCAGTCCAGAGCATCCAGAAGGTTGACCTTCGGTATGGACCGGCCTTTGAGATACTGACCTACCCGATGGATTGGATCAGGTGCAACCGGAAGTTTGGGCGGCTCTCCGTCCTGCCGACAGCGAGTGCCTTTGGTGCGATCGGGCCTATAGTTTTGGCCTCCGGCTATTTCTTCCTCCCGATGATGCTTGGGTGGGTCCGAGACATTGTGCCACAGATGATCTGCGTTGACTACACGAGCGGCGTAGACGCTTCTGATCCGGAGTTCGCCGAACTGAGACACCAGATTGCGAAGCTCGCCGCCGCCGAGATGTTGAGGATCGTGGGGAGGGCCTACAAGCCCGGCGTCGGGAGTTACTCCGTTGGAGAGGACGGGGCGAGCGAGTCCGTATCTCTGACCCGCGGGGCAGGAGTTCTTTTCCAATCAGAGATAGCGATGATCGAGCAGGACTGGCAGCGGTTCATGGCGCGCTGGTTCGAGAGCCAGATGCCGATTCAGTTCCAGGTAATCTAATGGCGGCAACGATTGATTTCAGCACAACCCGACATCGTGATTTCATCAGCCGGCGAGGAGAGAGTGTCGCCTGGCAGAAGGCGTTGCCCTGCTCCTGCCGTAACCCCATCTCGGGCGAGTACGACCGGACGCACAGCACCTGCGGCGGCACAGGTTATCTCTACACGACGCAGAGCGTCTCAGACTACCGCGCGCTACTGAGGGACGTGTCGCATAACCAGGTCCTTGCATCATTCGGGGCGTTGATGCTCGGGGACCTGATCTGCACAACGATGCCGGACGAGATACCGGTCGCCGTGGGGGATCTCCTGGTAATCCCAGGGCGAACCTTCCGGACGGCGCACAACGTAGTTCGGGCCCGCGGTAACCCGCCGGTCGACACGAAACTCGATGCTTTGAGATGCACTCCGGTCAGCTCCATCACGAGGGTTTGGGACGCTGGGCACGGGGAGTACACCCAGAACGGTGTCGGCGTCGTGGGTCCGGAGTACGAGCTTTCGGGGGACAGCGTGAAGTGGCTCACGCCAGGGGGCGAGGTCCATAACCCCGCCCGTGACTCCGTTTACAGTGCCGAATACAGATATTCGCCAACGTATATTGCGATCCCGGAGAGGTTGTCCATCCGGAGACCGATCGACGGTGTGTTTATGCCCCAAAGAGCCGTCCTCCGGCTGAAGAACCCGGAGGACTTCAGAACCTAAACAGCAGCAAAGCCGTGGCGTTGCCAGGAGGACCAGAATGGCTACACTTCTGAGCAACGCGAACGTTAAGACGCTTACCGACAACATGGCCAAGGTCTACGCCGAGCTCGGCGCCATCCTCGAGTCCGGCGTCGGCGAGGCGAACCTGCACGCCGTAGCCGCGTATGCGGTAGTTCTTGGCCTCGGCACGACGCTTGACGACTACTACCCGACCAAGGACCTGCTCGACGCGATGAAGGCGATGGCGGATAACGTCGAGACGGGCGCGGCGACGGCCTCGATGATGCAGGCCGCGCTCGCGGCCCTGGACCAGCACCTGAGCCTGCGGGGTAACACCGTGGACTCTTCCATCGTTGACATCGCGACGTACGCAACTTACTACAACAAGTCGCCGGCCGACCCCACGACGATGCTTTACATCCCGGAGTTCGGCGACCTCTACAACGCCATCAAGGCCCGATATATGGACGTCAAGAACGTCTCCGGGGATGACCAGGCGGACATGGGGCACTGGGCAGTGGCCGGAGGGTTCGTGAATGGAACCGCGCTTGACGAGACCAAGTATGGCCTCGTAAAGCCGAAGCTCGTGGTTACCGGGGGCGGCTTCACGTCGAGCGACCACGTTGCTGTCGTCGTGACGGGCAAAAACCACCTGGGAGCCACGGGGGTCCTCTGGCACTACACCAGTCCGGGTACGGACCTCGGTGACGGCACCTACTACTTCACCGAAGCACCCGAGAACGGCACGCAGGTTCACTGGATACGCGATGTGACCGGGATCGCCATTACTGGAGGGAGCCTCGCGGGCAGCGGCACGGCGAAGGTAACAGGATCGCGTGTCAGGGCCCTGCCGTAGAAGGGACACCTTACAAGGGACACACCCATCATGACTGCAATCCTCGACATGGAGGGACTCGGCGAGTTCAGGCAGATGCTTGAGCGCATAAGCAGGCGTGTGTCCGACCTGCGGCCTTATCTGAATCGAGTTGCGATCGAGCTGCGTAAGGGTTTTGCCGAGATGTTCAACACCGAGGGGGCGGCAGGCGGCGAAAGGTGGAAACCGCTTGCACCCTCGACCATCGCGGCCAAGCAGCAGATGTTCGAGGCCGGGGAGATACGGGGTCGCATCCGCGGCGTGCGGGCGCGCCTGCGTGCTGGCCAGTTGCAGGCCGGAGAGATCCCCGGGATCCTGATTCGCACGGGCACGCTCAAGGACAGCGTCGTAAGGCGCGGGTTCAGGGGGAACATCCACAGGATCGGGGGCGATGGCCGCTCCGTGGAGCTCGGCACCTCGGTGCCGTATGCGGCCGTTCACGAATACGGTGGCGCTGGTCCCTACACAATCGCGCCGGTGAACAAACCGTTCCTTGCGTGGTTTGGGATTCGCGGCGACGGGAAACCCGGGTGGGTCTATGCGCGAATGGTCAGACATCCGGCGCTCGCCCGCCGGTCCTTCCTGGTAGTCACGGAAGACGCTTGGAACGAGATTATGAGGCTGAGCGAAGAGCTCCTCTCCGGGGCCGAGGCGCCCGTGTCGGCGGAGGATTAGCCCAATGGCGAGGATCCACATCATATCGGTGACCAACGTCAGAGACTCGGTTAGCGCGGACGTCCAAAGCGACCGGGCGCCGACAGGCGCCATCAGCTTTTTTGCCCGAAGGACGCCGCCGGATCCCGCCTCCGGCAAGTACGGTGATGCCTGCGCTAAGAGCGACCTCTCGCCTACCAAATGGCGTGTGACACTGCCAGCGGAGGTCTACGTTGGTGCGGGTCGGCCAGCGCGCCTCTTTTACATCACTGTCAAGGACGCCGGCGAGCAACCCGCAGATCAATACTCTGCTTATCTCACGCCCGCGGGCGAGCTTGAAGGCGCGGGGGCCGTCTGGGTCGGCATCTCAGACGTCGAGGACATTGACGAGATTGCCCTGATCCTCGTAAAGACGCTCAAGGACAACCGCAAGGGCATCGAGTCCCGGATGCAGCAGATCGAGCCAGGCACGACCGTCAAGCAGATCGTTTACGGCTTGCCCGAGAGAATCGAGAGCTATCCGGCGATCTGTGTGGCGCAGGCCAACTTCCAGGAGCAGTACGCTGGCCCAGACTATATGCGCATGGCGAACGTGGGCGCGGAGGTCTACGGCTACATCGCACACGACAGTCCGACGACCCAGGAGCGATTGGTCGCGGTCTTTGGCCGCGCGGTGCAGCGGATACTGAACCAGATCGCCTATGAGACGATCGGGCTGTCCACAGGCGTCACGATCACTTATTGCGAAGCGCCAAGCCTCCAGTTCGGCGACCAGTGGAACGGCCAGAGGTTCCTTGCGACCTGGGTCTGCGGCTGGCAGGCTCGGCTCGCGCTGACCGAGTCCTAGACGTGCGGCACTTTAGCAGTGTAGAGAGTGACGCAACCATAACCTGATCAAGAGTGCAGAGACGCCGTGGCGTTGCCGTCGAGGAGGACCCAGATGGCAACAAAATTCTACACTCCCGGGTATCGCAATGCTATGGCCATGAAGAAGCCCGGCGGTTCGGCGTGGGTCAACCTGCCGATCTTGCCTGGGACTGGCTTTGCCATGCCCTACAACTACCAGATTCCGGCCGTGATTTCCGGCTTCAACGTGTACCAGTTCAACGCCGTGGAGGGCCTGCAGTTCGCGACCATCAACCTGCAGACCCTGATCATGAAGAGCTGGTGGTCGGGGGCCAAAGCCGATTTGTGGGAGAAGTGGTTCCCTGAGAGGGCGACGAACGATGATACCGACGATCTGGGAAACGGCAGCGATCCGTGCCTCAAGTTCTGGTTCGGTTCCGCAGAGGGTCCAACCTCGCCAGAGGGCCGCGGGTTCGAGTTTACCCGCGGGAAGGTCAACTGGGCAAGGCTCGGTGCGAGCCAGGGGGACCTCATTAGGCTCTCCATGCAGATCCTCGCAACGGGGTTTACGCCAATCAGCGCGATGCCCGGCGAAATGAAGATCATAACCGATCCGCCAGCCGCCAGCCAGCACGTCGAGCTGGGGGGCGCGCTTACGCACTCGCCGGGCCCCAATGGCACTCCGGTGGTCTCCTGGGAGCTTGCGCTGATGAACAACCTGATGCCGTCTCCGCTGTTGAACTCCGAGGTGTACCCCTACGAGTTCAACGCGGGCCAGTTCACGGGATCAATGAGGCTCGTAATGCCGGTGGCGGTGGACCTGCCACTGGAGGTTGCACCCGGACTGTTGCCAGAGTCGTGCAACTTCATAATCAAGTGCCCGACAGATCGGCGGGAGCCGGGCGAGGGAGACGCCATGACATTCAAGGTCAAGAACTATCTGGCACTCGACCCGCGCGAGAGGACTGTAATGCTGCCGCGGCAACTCAAAGAGGTCAACTACGCGTGCCTGGGCGAATGGAAGACTGGCGATCCGGCCATGTCCAGGCCAATCGAATTCGCATAGGAGGCAAGACAATGCAGCACGTGACGTTCGAGTGTGTGGTCAGGTTCGTCTCCAGCGAGGGCGATATTTACGTCCTTGCCGATGCTGACGACCTGATGGCCGTGGAGGGAAGCATCGCGCGCGGCGAAGAGTTTGCGGCGGGGTTCTCCGGAGAGCGACCCCGAAAGGGAAAGGCCGAGCCAAAGGAGCCGAAGATAGACCCGGCACAGCTCGCAGTCGTCCAGATGCAGCTCGCGGCCGACAGGGCCTTCCTGGAGCAACAGAGGCGATTGGTAGTCGCATACGGCCAGGCGGCGGAGAGCATGACCGCGGTGATGCACAGGTGGACCTACCGCGAGTACTATTCAGCGCTCGAGGAGGCCCGTCGCTACGCGGTAGACCTCTCCGCACCGACTGTTGACCAGGCCGCGTTCCGGACGGCGATACTGGCCAAGTGCATCGAGTCCTGGACCCTAGACGAGCCTGTCAGTCGAGACGGTATTGAGAGTCTGCCGCGGCAGATCGTGGAGACGCTGTTTGCCAGATTGCAGAGGAGGAGCGAGCCGACGAGCGATCGGCTCGATTTTCTTCGCGCTCTTGGCAAGCGACCTGGCGAACGACCGGCTTAGCAATCTCGATCGGATTACGCTGCCAGTCCACCTGTGGAGGTTCTGGCAGAGGTTCGGCCTCTTGCCCGAAGGCATTATGGACTACCCGCGCTACGTAGTCGAGGATTTCATCGAGTTCGACGGGATGATGCGCGACGCCCTGACTCCACGCACGCAAGATCAGGACACGGGAGGTTTACCAGGTGCCGGAGGGGACAGAGCGGGAGGCCAAACTTAGATTTCAAACCGAGGGCGCGGACCAGCTTATCGGGTCGCTCGACCGACTGATCGAGCGCCTTGAGCGCGTCCAGTCGGCGGTGGGAGGTGGAGCCGCCGCACAGCCCTCAACCGGTTATGGGTCCGCAGCCGCCACCCAGCCCGCCGCCGTGCCAGCCGGCGGCGGGCTGTCCCTCTTTCAGTCCCAATCCGCAATACCTCTTCAGACCGGCGGACTCCCAAGCCCGCAGCAGCAGGCGCTTCAAGCCCAGGGGCAGATCACAACTGCCACTCCGACCTCCTGGCGGATGACCCCAGGCGGCGTCTACGCGCCGCCCGGGTACGCGCCTACCCCGCCGATGGTTCCCGTCCAGGGTGCGCTTGTCCCAATGGCGGGGGGCCCGCCAGCGGTTCCGCAAGTACCTCAAGCTCCGGGGGCTGAGCAGGCGGCTCTCTCGCCGGGCTTGGCTGCCATTGCGTATCTTGCCTACCGGCAAACCGGCATCCTTCCGGCTGGCTTGGGCTACCAGTATCTCCACCAGGCCGCGATCGGGGCAGCGGCCGGTTACACGATCAACCAGATGCTGGCCCCGCAGTGGCAGATCGAGCAAGCGTACGCGACAGGTCAGTACGTCACGCCGGAGGCGATCGGGCGCGCTCGGTGGGGGTACGCACAACCGGCTGGGATGCTAGCGGGTGGGGCGCTCATGGCAGGGGCGGCTGCCCTTATTGCTACGGGAGTCGGTGCGCCCGTCGGTGCCGCGATGGCGGTTGGGGCTGGACTGGGGACGGTGGCGGGCGGGGGCATGGCCGGGCAGTACGCCGGTGTGCAGCAGGCAGACTTGAGCCGCCAAGAGCAGATCAGGGTCCTGACCGAACAGATGGCGCGGCAGGCCGGGTACGGCCCGTCCGAAGCGGGCAGACTCAGGGGGCTGATCTACCAGGCGGCGGCACAAACTGGCGGCCTTCGTGACGATACCGCTCTGCAGGCGGCAACGGCGGACCTGACTCAGGGCCTAACAACCCTGACCGCTGCGGCGCCGCAGTTGGCCACAAGCCCCGCGATGGTCCAATGGGCTGCGCAACTTCAGGCTGGGGGGCCGGAGACCTTCACTCGGTTCGCTGGGGAATTCGGGGCGCTCCTCGGGCGTGGCGAAAGCGCGGCAACTGTCCAGAGGATGATCGAGCGCAGCGGTCCAGCGGCGGTGCCCGAACTTCTGACCCGGTTGCAGGCGTACGCCGCTAGGGGCGATGTCACGAGCGCCAAACTCATCCTTGATGCGATCGTGCGGCTCAATAACGCTACGAGGACGGAGGGCACTATAGTGCCCCCCGCTGATGTTTACACCAACTATCAGATTGCCTCTGGCCTTGGCCTTCCGGCACCCGCACTTGCTCGCGCGGTTGGATTCGCACCGGGACAACTCCGGTACGAGGGTGCCGTAACGGCGGGACGGCAGGGCCTCGACTTGGGAACCTTGGCACGGGCCGAGCTGGAGACGCATATCCCCCTGTTGGGTGCATGGGCTGCGTACTGGGGGGCGGAGGCAGAGGCGCGCCGGTACGAGGGCGCGGGGTTTGAGGGGCCTGCCGGACGCGGCTATGCGCTGGAGAAGCAGCAGGCGGACGTTGTAGCCTACGTACAGAAACTCGACGCTCTGATAGCTCAAAACGAGGGTCGGACTGACGTGTTGGGCCTGCAGGACCTGGCGCGCTGGAAGCGCGAGAGGGCGACCCTGGCGCCCACAGCAGGCGGGTATGCCATAGCCAGAGCTGGGGTCGGGTATTACGGGGCGATGGCGCAGGCCGGTATCGCGGGCGCGGGCGCAGCCGTAGCGGCCCGAAGGACGCTGGGATTGCCGTGGGCTGGAGCGCTTGAGGAGCGGCGCGGTGCAGAACTTGCCCTTGCTGGCACCTATGAGTGGTTTGCAACTCAGCCGGGTGTCCCCGTTGAAGAGGCCGCGCAGTACCGCGCAATGGCGGCAGGTCAACGGGCCCAGGCAATTGCGACCACCTTTGGGGCAGCCGAGGCTCGCCGGTTGGCGGTAGAAATCCCGGCCAGGGCTGAGTATGGCGTTGCGGGAACCCGGATGGGCGCCGCAATGGCCCGCGGCGAGATCTGGGGTCCGCTTTTCGAGACGCTCTTCAGCGAGATGACCGCCGCGATCGAGAAACAGATCCAGGCCAAGAAGCGCGAGATCGCGGAGAAGGTGGGCGCCGGCGCAGGGGAACTTGTCACTGCGCCGCTCAGAGCGGAACTCAGGGGCCTTGAGGCGCAGTTGCCGGGGATCGCACGGCAAGAGTTCGAGATGCGGTACGCGCGTCTCGGGATCCCGGTTGCCGCTGGGAGGCAGATAGCGGGTGCGGCCGTCCAGGGACTCTTCGGAATGGGGCGAGCCTACGGCCCCGCCCTCGAAACAGGGCTGGGCTATCAGGAACAAGCGCTCGGGGCGCAGGTTGGTCTCGCCTGGCAGCAGTGGCAGGACGCAGTGGGGCAATTCGGCGCCGGTTCCGAGATGGCGGTCCGGGCACAGGCGCAGTACGCCGCAGTCGCCGCCGAGTGGCAGGGCTGGCCCGCGCAGAGGATTAGAACCTGGCAGGCCGGCGAGCAGATGATACCGGGCTACCAGATGGGCGCTGGTGGCGCGGAGGCGGCCAGAGCCAGGATGGCCTACGGTATGCTCGGGGCGCTTCCTGCGGCGCGGGAGCAGATCGCCGGAGCCTACCAGGTCGCAGATGTAGCCAAGCAAGCGCTAGAGCGAGCACGGGGCACGCCGGGCGTCGGTCCGCAAGCCCTGGCCGAATTCCAGGCTGGCTGGCAGCAGGCGCAGACGCAGGCGGCGATGACGACCCTTCAGGCCCTGGCGCCCGGTCTGCCAGCCGCTACTGAGGAAGCGATGGCTCAGGCCGACTTTCAGCGAGCTGTCCTCGGCATGACCTGGACTAGCCGGGGGAGCCTCCGACAAACCGTTCGGCAGCAAATGGGCGCCAGCTACCAGGCGGTGCAGGATCTGGTTGGTCAAAGGGACGCCGCCATGCGGGAGGCCCGAACGCCGGAGGAGCGCATACGCCTGGCCCGTACCTATAACGACTCCATCCGGCAAGCCTGGATGGGGGTCGTCTCCGCCGAACAGCAGCTCGAGCAGGGGTGGCAGGAACGCATCGTAAGCGCCTTCTGGGGGATGCCCGCCAATGCGAATCTTGCACTCGAGGAGTTCAACTACGCAGGCGCGGTCACGCGAGGCGGCGCGTTCGGCCGGCACCTCGGCGGAACCTCAGCCCAGACAGAATACTACAGGCGACAGCCACTTTACGGCACCAGTTATGCAGGCGCGGGTCTGTTCAATGTGCCACTGACCTTCATGTCAAGCGGCCTGGCGGGAATCACCCAGGGAATGCCGTGGGGCGCAGGCACACCCGATCTTGGCGCGCTCGCGAACGCGAGCCTGGTCGGGGGTGCGATAGAAGCCCATATACACGTCCACGTCCATTACCCGGATGGCTCTGAGACCTACCACAAGGTTCACCAGTCCGTTGATGTGAGTAATATCTTCGCGAGGAGGGTGCCGGTCCAGAATGGAAGCTAAAGGGCTACGTCGGCAATTTACCGCAAAGAGTCCCCACGGGCTGGGTCACTGCGTGAAACGCGCGGCGACGCGGCTGCCTCCTGGCGAGGTAGCTACAATCACAGTCCGTGGGTGCTCGATTGATACCCTGGTCTCGGCGCTGAACAGCGCGGGCGGCTGGAGTTATCTGTCCACAGCGGAGGATGCGGCCGGGTCGTCTGTCTGTGTGCGCAAAGTGGATTTGAAGCAGACGTCGCCGCCAAGCCCGGTGAGGATCCACACTCTGCCCCGCAAGACGATCCTGATAGACCACGGGAGGTAGGCGGATGCCGCTCGCCGGAAAGCGATGGCTCCCAAAGACAAGCGTCGGCGTAACAGATCTGCATGCCGCGTTCGGGTTCGCTGAGCAGGCCGGCTACGCTAGAACTGATAAGGTCGCAGACTTGGGACTGATGAACGTGTACGAGTCTGAGGCGATGTCGTACAACAACGTCCTGGACTGCATCCATGCAAATCCCGCGCTCCCGATACTTCCCCACCACAACCTGATAGAATGCGACACCCTCGAGGAGCGCTGGGGCGCGGCTGAGGCGGCGAACCTTCCGGTTTACCCCTGCCTTCCGCTTCATGTCATACTGCAGTCCGAAACGACAGAACTGACCAACCCGCAATTCGACCGCCTCGAGTACCACGGGATCCACGCGATGCTTGCCCACGCGGCCCGCAACGATCCGGCGGGCCTGAAATTGGTGCTCGGAACCACCCACGAGCTCGACACTGAGGGGTTCACGGTGCTGAAGCGCCATGTAGTGGGAGACATGCTCACGCAAACATCCCGGTTTGTGATCCAGCTCGACTGCAACGGTGGCGACGAGCAGCAGGTCGAGGTGCGCTTCACGATGGCAAAGGGCATCGAGGTCTATCGGATTGACCTGCCAGGCAACAAAGAGTACCTGGCCGGCCGTCTCCGGTCAACAGACAGCCAGGAGCGCACGGTCGCCTTTGAGGCCCAGAGAGAAGAAGACGAGGGCTGGGACTGGGCTATCCTCAAGTCTGTCGACCAGACAGCGATATCACTCATGCTACTGAATGGCGTGCTGCTTGTGTGGATGCACGGCGACCAAACGCCGCTCGCCGTGTCGCTGGTCCAAGCGGCAACAGGGCTTGCCACGGTCACAAAGTTCTCGGCAATTAGGCTCTACGCCGACGGCGGTAGGTATTTGTATGCGAGCATTCACCCGATCAAGTTTGCCACCACTGCCTACATGGTGGGGCCAGAACACAATACGGGGTTTGTCCGGGATCAGAACACACCCGTCCAGTACATCGCGCACGTCCATCTTAACGGCGGAGAGGTCACGATCGAGGATGCGCTTGAGATTGGGACGACTTTTCGCTATAAGGTCACCATTACGAACCCCGAAGAAGGCCGCATCACCCTGAAAGATGAGGATGGTAATGAGGTAGAGACCCCCTACGCCTCGAAAACAGCAACCTGCGAGTCCGTCACACCCACGATCTCCCCGATCTTCTTGCGGCCTGGCGCGCCAGCTTATCCTTACGTGCCGCGGACCGTCCGGCTCACGATGCAGTTCGACTGGAACAACCTGACGATCTACACGCAAGGGAACCTGACGTTTCCGAACCGACACGGCGAGTGGCTGGAGGGCTGGCCATCGGATCATGGCTACGGTCATCGCGCGATGGCAATTGACCTTGGCTGGCTGGAGACCACAACCGGGCAGTGGGGCCTCCAACGTCAGTTTACCGGCATTGCCGGCGGGGAAATGAGTTGGGACCGACAGGCGGCGCCGGAATCGCTGGTCAGCGTGTCGGTTGAGGACCTCTCGAAGATCCCTCGCGAATACGAGCTGATGAACGTTCCGTGGATGGACGGCTGGTGCCATTACTACGCAATACGGTTCCTTGCTCGGCTCGCGGGTCTCACCGATGAGGCGATGGATTTCCCGTACTGCGAGTCCCCGGACTGCTCGAACCCCGACCATTACCACCTCCCGATGGGCGAGGGCGGCAAGCCGCTGATGTACTTCCCGCCCGGCACGCCAGCCTGGGGTGCGATGCTGAGAATCCGAAAGCTCGTCGGGTACGTGATGTACTTCAATGCTCTGGGCAGACTTCGGTATTACCCGTGGGTGCGCACGTCGCCGGGTCCGTTCAAGCGCGTGTACCATGAAGTCTACTCGCCCGTCGAGGGCAACACCGGCGAGCTAACACACTTCGCGTACCGCCGTTCGACGGCGACCATCCGAAACACGTTCACAATTCTGGGCGTGGACGCCTACGGCCCCCTCTGGCGGCCCGTCATCGCCCATCGGGGAGACTGGCACAGCATCTACGACCCCAGCGCACCGAACTATGTGGGTTTCCGGAAACCTGCCGCTTGGTCCGACACACAATTCACGAACCCGGAATATGCGGACGACGCCGCCCAGCGCATCTTTGACCTGCTCAGGCTTCCCAGCGAAGAGGTGAGCTTTGGACTCGCACTTGGCGATCCGGAGATATTCCCACTCGACGTGATCGGCGTCGTCGAATACAAATCCCCCGTACTCGCGGGCGGGATTCCCAAGGCGTTCTTTGTAACAGCCGTGCAACACGAAATGGAGATGGGGATGCAGCACTCGCGTTACACGAGCGTCATCAACGGCAGATGGATTGTATAGACCGAGGAGGCTTGGGGTCACCTCCCGTTGATAGTCTGCCCTGGCTGGCTGCCACATGGCTTGTCTCTGCCCGCTTCGGGGCGGATGCTCCGAAGTCCGAGACGTTTGGCCGGACTATTAGGGCGGCCCGGCGGATATTCTCCGCCGCGATGACATCTGCGGCCCCAGCGAGGCCGCAAGACGTGCAAAGGAAAAGACCTTGAGCCTTACGATTTCTTCTATCGATATGCCCACAAAGAGGGCACGTGATGCTGGTGTTCCCACGGTCCACGATGACCACGGGGACTCCGACCAAGCGCGCCTTGTAGTCGATAAAGGTTTTGAGTTGGAAGAAACTCCAGGAAGAGAAGATGTCCCGCTGGGGGCGCCTAACCGTCATCTGAGAGCCAGGCCCATTCAGATTTTCGAGAGCAATGGCTCTTTTCGTGTCTTCGGCCTTGGACACTATCTTCTTGGAGATCTCGTGGTTGATATGCCGGGCAAAGCGACTCTCTTTCCTCCGCCGACTTCTCAGAAGTCTTGTTGCGGAGAGGGTTCCCTTGTTCTGGAGTTTGGTCCTGAGTCTGCGGTGCCGTTTTCTCAGCCCGTTGACGAGCGCGCCCGAGAACATCTCGCCGTCGGAGTCCGCGGCGATCTGCTTGATGCCGAGGTCCACGCCGAGAACATCGACCGGCTCGATCGGATCGGGTTCGGGTACGTCGCAGGCGGCCAGAAGGTAGAAACAACCGTCGATCAGCGCGAGGTCGGACTCCCCGTGTCGGTGCTTCAGAAGCTCGCGGTCGCGCGACCCGCAGACGAAGGGGATGACAACACGACCATTGAGGCTGGATATGGAGACCAGTCGCTTATCCGGGAACCACCGAAGGATTCGATCGTCATAGGGGACGCATCCATGCGGCCTGAAGGTGCGCCTGCTCTTTCTGTCGACCTTGTAGGTGTCGGCGACCTTCGCTATGCAACGGACGGTGATCGCGGCGTGCAGGTCGAATCGCTCGCGCACTTTGCGATAGGCGATCTTGTGCAGGTCGAACTGGCGGAAGGTTTGGCTATGCCAGGGGGCTTCGCTTATAAAGTTGCAGGCGTCGTTGGCCCCTTCAAGCGTAGCTCTCAGCAGCTCGGCCTGGCCGGGGTCCGCGACCAGTTTCACCTTCGCAGTGAGGTTCATTCCGGAACCATTGTAGGCTTTGGCGCGGTAGAAGGCAAGCGTTTTCTTCCCGTTGCGGTTAGGAGGCAGTGACAATGCCTGAGACAGCCGTTGTACACCTGTTCGTGGCCCATTCGGTCGCCGAGAAGCCCGAGGTCGACTGGGTGCCGGACATAGGCGAGGAACGGGACCGCGCCGTACTCCTCGACAAGGTCTGGATTGAGCCACTGACCGGCACCCTGATGCTCGCCCCGAAGCAGATAAGCCAATATTCGACCGTGACCGGCGATATGGCGCGGCTCAGGAAGACGGCGGGCTACACCGTGCCGACCGCTGCGGCGTGGGAAGATGCCGAAGTCGGGTTCGCCGGGAACTGGTTCCTGCTCTCGAAGGACAACCCTACTGAGGAAGTGGAAACTTCGGAGACGTACGCGGCAGACCAGGCGTTTTTCGTGGCTCTCTTCCTGTTCGGCAGCGGTGGAGGCAAGGTCCGGCAGGTCGCCTCGCTCAAGTTCGGTCAGTACGAACTCAAGGTGCGCTCCGACGGCTACACCGCGCTTTACGAGGGTTCGACGTTTAAGGGCGCCGGCTACCTTGTGGGCGAGCGCAACAAGACCTCTCCTGCCGAGGGCTATCTGCCGTGGGCCTATGGCGACCAGGCACTCTATGGCAACTGGCTGCGACTGTTGATCCTGCCCTTCAACCGTTATCAGATCGCCTTTATTCCTCTCGACAATCTGGGCGGCGGTTGGGTCTACTCGGACACGAGCCGGGACAACAAGAGTGCCTGGGGCATCACTACCAGCGCGCCCTTCAAGTTCAGTTTCCCGGATACCCAGGAGGCGCAGAAGGGCCTGATCCAGGTGATGCCGGTCGTTTATGAGGCGAGCGGTAGTTTCATCACCGCAACAAAGGTCCTGCCACACAAGCCAAGCATCGCGCCGGATAAGACCTCCGCGTACGACGCCCCGGCGGGGACTGGCGGCACTGTCACCGTTGTAGACGAGAGCAACAACGAGATAACGACTTGGAACGGGACCAAGGATCGCGTGCGGGCAAAGGTCGCCCTCACGGGTGCGCCTGCCAACACGCGCCTCACGATCTTCTACTATCGAACCCAGATCCGCTGGGCGGTAGAGCGGACCGCGGTTGTGCCTTCGGAGATAGTGCTGAACCCGCCGAATGACTATGACAACCTCACGTTCAACGCGGGCGAGAGTGACCTGGCCGCACAAGCGGGAAACACCATCGCGTTCGTCCCAAGGAAGACTGACGTGATGAAGTCGCTCTCGGGCAAGTCCTACCGCGGGGTCACGGTGGCAGACCCAACAGAAGGCGAGCTCTTTGCTGGCTTCATCGATCCGGCGGTGGACCTCGGTCGGCCGGGATCCCAAGAGGTGGTGGACATGCAGGCACAGTCCGTCGCGGCGCGAGATTTCTGGGCGCTTCTTGAGAAGACCGTCATCCCGGACGATTGGATCATGGACGGCCTCTACCACTACGACGTGGTCAAGCGACTGTTCGCGCTCTCAGGCATACCCGACCTGCGGATGGACGTGGACACCGCCGGGGTAGGCGATTGGAACGGTCAGTTCGACTGCGACTGGCGCTACAAGAGACTCTGCTTTCTCGTTAAGGGTGGAACCACGGCAGGAGAGGCCGCGCGGTCCATCCGAGACAACTTCTCCAACTGGATATTGGACTGCGCCCCAGTCGGCGGTGTATACAAAGCACGCTACAAATCTAGGGGGGTTCCTGCGCCGCCGCCCGCTCCCGTGAGGACGCTGTACCGCAGCATGGTGGACCACGGTTGGCAGAACAGCTTCTGGGGGGACTTCAGAGAGTGGCGCGATCCGGTGCAGGCCAACCATATCCAGGTGATCGGCGCCACCATCCACGGGGTCACGATCGAGTCGGTGTTCGAGGACGCGGATAGCCAGAGCCCCGAGACGCCAGAGGCGAATCGCAACGAGTTCTGGGTGGGCAAGAAGCTCAGCCTCATCAAGCGCAACGAGAATCTGACAACCCAGGAGATCTGCGACGCCGTCAAGGAATGCCTCAAGGCCAGACTTTACAACCCGCGAAAGATGGCGCGGTGGACGGCGATGTGGGATGCTCTTGTTCAGGTCGGCAGTTATCTCCGCCTGGAGGGAAAGGGTCTGTACCGAATCCTCTCGGCAGTCCCTGTGGCCGGGAAGGACGACAAGATCGGCGAGCCAGCGACCCGGGACACGAAAACTGATCCCAAGGTGGGGCAGCACACATACCGGAGGGTGATGACCTATGTCGGCGAACGCATCGGCGATTGAACCGATTGGGGCCTGTTTTGAAGTCTATCACTGCGAGGCCGGTAAACATCATGAACTGCCCGGGATCGGCCCGAAGGTCTGCCCGCGACCAAGTTGCCCCGGGTACGGACAGGCACTCAGATTTCAGGGACTTGACATGCCCTACGGGTACTTTCTGTACCGCGCCTTCTGCCCAAATTGCGCCACGCGGGAACTCGTAGTCACGAGCCCGGGCGAGACGCACCAGTGCAAGGACTGCGGTTGGGCGAAGATGGAAACGTGCCGCAGCGGGAGGGCGTAACATGCCGGCGGTTCTGGTCAAGGAGAACTGGCGCAAGAAGACGTTCACCGTAACGGGTACGATGCACTTCCGCACGGCCTTTATCGGCGAGGACTACCTCTCAGGCAGCGGCTGCCAGGTCGGCAACAAGCTGGAGATAACGTTCCCCTGGCCGCTCAACGTGAACTTCATCATCGAGCAAGGCGCAGGAACACTGTGGGAAGCGGACCACTACTCCGGCTGTAACAACCCGGAGTGCAGCGGATGCCACGGCGAGACGACCCACACAGTACATGACCCCCTTGGCCCGCCGTGCTTCTGCTGCCCGCCGGATCCCAATTATCAGGCGAACGTCCATCCGGTTCACCTTCACGTCGGCTGGGGCGCCATTGCGGGAGAATGGACTGGACAGTGCGATGTGGACTTTGACTGGGACTACAACCTCGATCAGAGACCGTATGGCCCACACTGCGTGCCAGAGGCCGCAACCCAGTACTGCGAAGTGAACGATTACGATGTCTCCTACAGTGTGACGGTCGAGTGCTGGACTGATTTGTTCATGGAGGTTGTGCCCTACTACGACCAGTTTGGGTCAAGATGCGAGGCCCTTCCCGGCGGTGTCTTCGAGGAAACCTACTGCGAGCACCAGGGCGACCGCAACGGATCCTATCTACCGGACATCCGGATGAGGTTCGGCGAGCAGATTCACGACAAGGGTGGAGGGGTCGGCGACGTGACCGTTCACGCACAGATCACCGTGGGTGGCGTGACCCACACATACGAGGAGACGGTCGAAAGGCTATCTGTCGACTGGACGGACAACACGATCGAGTTCTGGGGCGAAATCTCGTGTAGCGCGTACGGCTGCGCCAGTCGCCCGGTCGAGGACTATATCGTCGCGACCTGGCTCCGAACCTTCACCCAGGCGCCGACGGGCAATGACCCGGGCATCTTTCATTACGATCACCAGCACGCCGTCTACGACGCAACGCTCCGGGTCTACCTGGACAACAACAGGTTTGCCTTTGGCTGCCGCTGGGCGCATAGATCGCTTCCAGGGATTCCAGACCCCACGGGGTGGTTTTTGACCGAGTATTGGAACCATGCCGGCAAGATCACAACCCCGTACCACGGCACGATCGCGGAAAGCGACGGCACTCCGGTAACAGGTGTCCAGATGAAGTTGAGACATGGCACGAGACCCATCTACGAGATAGTGCATTACCCGGGGGGGGACGAAGGGCTGTGGACCTGGGGCTTGCCTGCCGGCGAGGTGGCTTTCGTTGACGGCGCAGATGTCCCCTGGAATGGTTGGTGGAAGCTCATCTCTGATGCTGTCGGAAGCATAGCGGATCCGGGCGGCCCATACATCATCTTCGACACGGTCGCGGAGTACTTCGACGTCCCAGAGCAGCCGCCACAGGACAATTACATCAACCAGGGCCTGGTCAACATCACCAATGCCGATGCCCTGTTTGACCCGTTCTACCCGCAATTCCATGACCCGCCGGAGAGCATAGAGTTTGACCTGAACGACGATGCCATCCCGGACTACACCGACTCCAGGGTGCTCCTGAAGCCGAGTCTCGCCTCTGACGTCCTCCACTGGCAGGCCGTGAGGGTGGACATTGGCGTCGACTATGGGGAGGAATCCGCTCCAATCCTGACCTTCGACGGCGACGGCTGGACGAAAAACAGGGAAGACCTCCAGGTCACGACGGACAATGGCGTCAAAGTCACCGGTGCCCAGATCGGCGACTGGATAGAGCAATCGTTCCTTACGACGAAGAAGCGGTTGACCGGGGCCAGATTTGCGCACCTGCATTGGCATTCCGACGCGGCCGGTGAGATCAAATTCTCGGTGAACGGCAGATGGTGGGTGCTCACAGCCGACGCCGCTGGCGAGCACGAGTCCGTCATCGATCTTTGCAGACCAAACTATACGGAGAGTGCAGATCAAGTCCAGTCAATCATCCCCGTCGAGCTGCCCAAAAACCTTAATCTGCCACCGCTTTCACCCGGCGGAACGCACGGCACCGACCTCGGAACGGGCTTTGGCGTCGGCAGGATAGACGAGGTGAAGTTTGAGTTCAACGTGGCGGGGACGTACATAATCAGGACGATCACCCTCTACCGGAAGACCCAAGCCGAAGGAGGCTTCATTCGGATAGACCTCAATCCGCAGTCTGCATTTTACAACGCCGGGCTAGGCAACCCGAATCGTATCCCTGCTCCGATCGACGGGATCCCGGGCGGAGAGCAGGGGGGCGGCGACTGCGGGGTGTACTACGCAGGCCAACAGGATGATGGCACCCACACTTGGGAGTGCTATCTCTACCGCGCCGGAATCGTAATCGTTGACGGCGCGGTGGTCGGCGAAATCGTGATCGGCGGGCCCCAGCTTACGAGCGGATTTACCTACGACGGTTGGACGTTCGCGATGGAGCGGATGGCCTCCGGGATATTCTGGTGCATCCCATTCGACGACTATTGTACCCCAACCGAGTCTCCTGCTGCGAACGGAGTAGTGTCGCTCGTCCGGCTTGACCCCCCGAAGATCGGGGGCAACCTGGCCGTTCCTGAGACCTACGTGGGCTACCTCGACAGGGTTGCCGGCGAGCTTGCGGACCAACAAACGCTCAGCGCGACTGTCAGGTTCGATGTCGCGTGCTACGCCGTCGGCTTCGGGAACGTTATCGGTTCGCTCGAGAAGTACACCAAGGGTGATATCCACGGAATAGCGTACAAGGACAGCGACCCGGGCTTCGCCCCCGGTGCCAAGGTAACTATAGTCGCCGATGGCGTGAGCCAAAATGTCCAGACCAACAGCCTCGGCTACTTTCGATCTCATCCGGTCAGGGCACGGGCCCTGGACGCATCTGCCACTGTGACAGGAAAGGCCGGAACAACAGTTACGGTCTATCCGAGGAACCGGCACTATGGCCGCGCAATCCCCGTCGGGGAGGCAGGCGGGGCGGCCCGACTTGATCTCGCCATCGCACCCTTCGGGCGAATCTATCGGGTGTACACTGTGGCCTCGGACGTCTACGTCGGACACTCTGATAACGGCGGCAAGAGTTGGACAGAGCACCAGGTCACAACGAGTGGCGATGCCGACTCTCCCTCGATTGAATGCGATGCAACCGGGCAGGTCTGGCTCGTGTACGGGCGATCGGGCCAGGTGCTCATGCGGCACTCTAACAGTGAGGGAGATATTTGGAGCGCTGAGGTGAACGTCGGAGCTGGCACCCACCCGGAGATATATTTTGATCCGCGAAGCGAGATCATTACGGTTTATTGGGTGGACGCGGACGCCGGGAAGATATATGCCCGTCGGCGCACGGCGTTTGCCTGGATGGACGACTCGGCGTTTATCCTGTCAACGGGCCAAGCAGACCTGGCCGCATCGGACGACGTCCTCAGCGCGACCCCGGTCCTGAACGCGAGCGGGCACGTTGGCCTGCTCTACCGGAAACCCGATGGCACGCTCGACTTCCGCGTGAGCGCCGCGAACGGGGCAAATCCCTACGTGGAGCCGTGAGATTGGAGCAATGAGATGGGAACTGCACAAGCCGCAAACGTTCTCGGGAACATGGGAAACACCTTTCCGACGTTCTTCCTCTACGCGCTCATTGCTGGCATCGCCGCCCTTGCGGTCTTCTGCGCGACGCTGATCTGGGGCATCAGGCGCATTGTCTGGTGGGCGCTGAAACACTCGGAGGCGATGTTCAAGGAGGCGCTCGAGACACAGGAGTCCGCCACGCGATCGATCGAGGAGTGCGGCAAGGCCATGCGCGATGTGTGCGACAACCTAAAGGACGTAAGGCGGTCAGTGGATGACCAGGGCAAGGTCCTGGTGGCCCTGATTGAGCGGACCACAAGTGAACACACGGAGCAAGCAAAGATTTTGCGGGCCTGCCTCGGCGCCTTGCAGCAGATTTTCTCGCGCAACGGCGGCCACAACGGTAAGGTCGGCAAGAAGCGTCGAGTGGCCTGAAAGGGGGCAACTAACATCATGATCCTTTGGAACGCAATCAAGTCAGCGGCTCGGCAGTGGTACGTCACGGCCGTCGGCTTCCTGCTGCTTTCAGCATGGGAGGCCCTTACGCACCTGAATGTGCCCGTGACGTGGAAGTACTACGTCATCTTCGCTGCCGCCTTATCTCTCGCGAAACTCTGCGACAAGGCGGTCCGCGAGTGGATCATCCGGCATTGGCCTTCCCGGTAACGACCTAACGACCTGTGAGAAAAGGCTTCACAGCGGGAGAATCTGCTTCACGGAGAGCAAAATGGCTAGTTTATTCTGGAGGACCATAGGCAAGAATCTTGTCCAGAGTCTGTTCGACCAAGCGACCCAGGATCCGGTTATCGCAGGCCGCGTCTACTGGCTGTCCCGCCTGCGTGCCGACCTCACCGAGGCGGTTGCGTGGGCGCAGTCCAAACTGACGCCGGAAGACGCCGCGGTGTTCAAGGCCCGCATCGGCCAAATCCAGGAGGACTTCAGTCACCTCCTGTAGCAAGGCCAGTGATGGACAGAGCGGCAGCGGTCGAGCTTTTCGAGGCGAATCGGGGACTGGCGTACAGCCGGGCGCGAACTATGTTCGTAAACGCAGAGACCCGCCAAGACCTCGAACAGGAGGCGCTGATCGCGCTCTGGAAGGCGGCGTTGGGTTTCGACCCCGCCCGCGGTTGCCAGTTTTCGACGTATGCGGTGCCGAAGATCCGCGGAGCGGTGCAGGAATGCCTGCGGCAGACAGGGCAACGCCTTCATGTGGCGAAGTGGGCGTATGACCGTGGGGTTCGCGCCCCTGCTATTCTTGAAACCGACCTGGGGTGCTCGCTCGAACACCTACTGCACGGCGACGCAGGCATCGGTGGCTCGATCACTTCCGTGTTCGACACGGTCGCTGCGAGCGACTTGCGGAACCGCCTGTCCGAGATCATCGAGGAGACGAGCGGGACGGAGTTACACAAACAAGTGCTTCGGCTGGTCTTGCTCTCCGGACTGAACCGACAGGAGGCGGCCAAGAGGACAGGTTGCTGTTGGATGACCGCCGACAAGGCGCTGCGCCGCCACCTGCCGAGGATTCGCGCCAAACTCGTAGACTGGAAACCGGAGGAGAAGCAATGAACTGTGTCATCGATCCGGGTCACGGATATAAGTTCTTCGGCAGGTTGCCGTCGGGTGCCCGCGGCAGTGGGTTGGTGGAAGACGACGTCGTATTTGATGCCCGAGATCCCTCCAACGGCTTCGCCCAGAGACTCGGCCATATCCTGCGCGAGCGCGGGCACGAGGCGATCCTGACGCGGGGCAAGAAGTACGTGACCCTGGAGCGCCGGGCCCAGATTGCACTAAATCAAGGCGCGGACGCGCTGATCTCGCTCCACTGCAACTGGGCCATGACCCCGCTCGCTCGCGGGGTCGAACTCTACGCAGTCCAGGGCGACCTCAAGGGCCTAAACTTCGCGAAGGGAATACTCGGATCCCTGCACACGAAACTCGGCCGCAGAATGGCCTACCGAAACCCATCGGTGAAGTGGGACACACAAACACACGTGCGTAGTCTGTACATCCTGCGGCACACCTACCAGAAGATGCGCGCTGTCCTGATCGAGATCGCCTTTCTGACGAACACGCGGGACGCCACGCTCTTGACCGACCGCCAATTCCGGCAAGATTTCTGTGAGGCGGTTGCAGATGCGGTCACCAAGCTGTGAGCTGCGGATATTCAGCACCCAGATGTCGGCACGCCAGGTTCGGTACTGGTTGCGCGAGAAGTTCGACGCCTGCGGGGCGGCGGGTACTCACTGGACAGGGGATCTCATCGCAGCAGCAGGAGAGGCTGTCGCCAATGCCTGGCAACACGGCGGGGGCGCCGGTTGTGCGCCGATCCACGTGTCCTTCTTCTTCGAGCTTGCACCGGTGCGCGCCGTCGTAGAGGTCGGTGATATGGGTCGCGGGTTCGACCCGAAACCGCCTACTATTGATCTGCAGGAGACGGGTCATCGGGGGCGACTGATCATGGAGGGGTTTTGTGAAGTGAGGTACGAGCGGCGACCGCCCTGGTTTGTGGTCGTGCTCAAAAAGAGAATTGGGGAAGCCTAGGACCCAATGCCAGCCCACGCCAGTGGGCCTTTCACCTCCATTCGTTGGGGGCCGGTCAGGCCAAGACCTGGCTGGCCCCCCTTTTTCGCACACAGAATTGCTAACGAAGCGTGCCGGAAGGGGCGGAATCCAGCAAACGGTTCGGACTGCGGCGAGTGGTATTGATCTCAGAAATCCCCGGATTGCCTCCCTGAGTCGGGCCTGTCCACCCCACACCTGAAACTCGAAAACCGTTGTGGCGCAAGTCACCGTGGGTTCGAATCCCACCCTCTCCGCCAGGTTTTGCTAACAAAGTGGCAACATCAGGGCCGAGTGGTCGTCGGGCCTGATCCTGGCCTTGATCTCCTCGGCCTCAACCCGAGTCCACACTCGCTTCCAGGCCGCCCGGCCTGTTCGCGTCGGCAACCGGCGTGGTTCGGGTATTCGCGCCCACCTGAGCCAACTCAGAATCGTGTCACGCGGCACGCCGAGATACGCTGCCAGGTCAAACGTGCTCAGCTCGTTGCGGTCGCACAACCTTGAGCGTGGTGTCATCCTCCTACCTCCTCTCTTATTCGGCCTAACGGCCTATCCCTGCCCCCGTACCCCAGAGGCAGGGGAGGGCGTCAGATGTCGGGCACAAACTCGACGGCCCCGCATTTATGGCAACCTCTCTCCTCGTGCGAGATCGGCCGCCATTTGTGCTCACAACTACCCTCTCGCGCCGCGATGGCAGCCCCCGCCTCGTCCTGCGTAGCATAGATGGTGGGCCACCGTCCCGATTCAGCGGCGCGGCGGCAGAACACTCCGCCGACCGGCCCCTGCCCGTCCCCGCCAGTGGCATCAACGAGGTTGCCTGCCCGCGAGACCCTAGCGGCTAGCGGGCAGCCCCGGTGCAACACGTACCCCATTGTCTGTTCGTCCTCTCTTGTATTCCCGGCCCGACCTGTTACTGTTCCCATTGTCTGTTCCTCCTCTCTTGTATCCCGGCCCAACCGCCGGAGGAGAGGGCCTCACTCTCGCAAGGCCCCTGCCTCCGACGGTCAGGCGTCAACTACCTTGACGCCGGGGAACGCTGCCTCAAAGGGCAGACGCTTCTCGCGCAACTGCTCGTAGAGCCGGATCGCTTCATCCTGCGTGTGCGCCGTGAGGGCGCCATCATCAGCACCCTGCCACTGCGACCGGTGCTGGCTGAAGTAGCTGCCGTTGCGGCTGCGGAACAGGAAGCAATTTGTATTGCGCCGCTCGTAGTTGTGCCCATCCCAGTAGTCGTCTCCCGCGATGAGCGTGGCGGTCTCGGTGTTGTACCGCTTGCCGCCAATGATCTGCTCGACCTCTAGTGTGTGCATCTCTGCCTCCTTTGCGCGGTATCCGCGCGTGGTAGGTGCGGCCTCTGCCGCTTTCCACTTCTATCTTACCCTATTCTAGCACGTTTCAAACACCTTGTCAATACCTTTTGTGTAACAGTTTCCGCCTCATCTAAAGCGGATCAATTCACCCGGCGAAGGATCGGACCGAGCAACTCCTCCATACGGTCCGCCGCCCCGTCTTGCATGGGGGCCGTGACGTGCCCGTAGAGGTCCTGCGTTATCGAGATCGTGGAGTGGCCGAGGAGTTCGGACAGAACCTTCGGGTGAGTGCCGGCCAGGAGTTGCAGCATCGCGTAGGTGTGGCGGAGGTCGTGGAAGGTTATGTGACTGACGCCTGCGCGGTCACGAATCTTCCGCCAATCCCCGCTGAAGCTGTCTGGGTGCAGCGGTTGGCCATCTTCCCGGCAGCAGACGAGCCCCCGGATTCGGCCTTGTTCTGACCGATAAGAGCGAAGCTCGGCGGCGATGCTCGGTGAGATCCTGATGGTGCGTGGACGGCCTGATTTTGGAGCCTTGAATCTAAGGCCGTCTCCTGTCTGTTCTACGGACCGCCGGACTCTCAGCAGGCGCGCCGATAGGTCAACGTCCTCCCAGTCGAGCCCGAATATCTCCCCCCGGCGTAGCCCACAGCCTACTGCGAGCAGGATTGGGATGTAATACCTGGTTCCCCGAGCCAGAGCAAGAAGCCGACCGACCTCCTCCAGATTCAAGGTTGGCCGCTCGCGGCG